TAGTGCACCCGACGTACTCAGAAAAGTACGGAATAGAGATGTCTGCGACGGGATTGACAGCTGGAACACAAATGTTCAAGGAGCCATTCCCATCAAAGGGTGTAGAGGTAAACGAGGAGATTCTACGGATCTGGGTGGTGGCATCGGTACCGATGTGAGTCCACACGAACTTGTAGTTCATGCTTCCCCTCCAAAAATAGAAGAGAGACACGACGTTCGCGAAGAACTCACCGGTGTCGGTGGCAACAGGCCAGCTGGGGTCAAAAACCTGTGGGTTCGCACCGCTGCTAATGGTAGTATACAAGCGATAACGCTTGCCAAGAGCAGCAATGGGAATCGAGGCGATGGACTCAGCAGTACACACTCCGGACTCAACAAACTTCTTACTAGGGATTAATCCCTCGAAAGAACTCTGAAAAAGAGCACGGACGGATGTCTGTTCTTCAGCCAGCCCGGTGGGGTTATTGTAGTTATAACCATTCACCAGTCCAGCCGCACGATAGACCTCGAAATCGTCGTCAGCAGACGACCACACGCTATAGTAGCACGTGGTCACTGCCGTCGGCGAGGAAACAGCCTCTACGACTGTTATAATGATCTGACCATTCGCGTCGAGATCGGAGTAACTGTTGGGATCAGCGGGAGCAATACGCCAGGCAGTATCATAGGTCCAAGGCACGTAAAACGTGACCATAGTAGGACCGCAGATATTAACAACCTTGCGAATCACATCTCCGCCAACCGCCTCCATAGAGAATACTCCGAGGGCCGCGGTGGTGGGAAGCCAGGCAATGCTAACGGTAGCACTGACAAGGGGGGAGACGTCGAAAAAGATAGCGTACTTCATGCTACCACGCCAATAGTCAAAAGAGTTGGCTATAAGCGCAGCATGGGTGAGGTACAAATCTTGACCGGGTCCAGGAGCGGCACACGGGAAATAGCACGGACTCACGGGGATAGCTGCAATAACAGCATCCTGCGCGTTGGTGCCATCCCACGAGCCTCTCTGGATCCAGCACGGCGTCTTGGCAATGTCCCTGAGAGTAATATCGTTAGTCTGTCCAGGAAGGACTCCTTTAGTCGCAACGAGAGCATCGAGACCATAAGAGCTCCTCTGAGACAGGTCGATACCTTCACAGGAACCAAAGCCAGGAATGTAGGTAGGAACAGATTGGTCGGGTTCCTGAACGGTAATAGGCTTGGAAAGAGCCACCATTTCGAGGACAGACGAAACTTCCTCGACGGTGTTGATGACTTTTCCAATCGAACCCATGGCGTTCTGGATCCCGGCGACAACTCCGGATGTGCCTTTGGCAACAGCTTCGTCGGTCACGGCTGACTGCTCCTCTACGATAGAGGAACGAGGGTCAGGGGCAATGAGACGAGGGTTAACAAAGCGGGCGTACACGGAGAGCTTGAGGGAGGGAGTGCCTCCACCAATACTAGTCAAAGGATTAAGAACGACAAACTTAACGAGTTCAGTGGGGAACGTGTCAAGCTGGTCGGCGATCCTGAGATAAGTGTAGGACATGTTTGGAATCGTGAGATTCACATCTTCTTGCTTGGAAGCGTTAATAATAACGGCTCCGCAATTGGCAAGGACGTGAGGCTCTTGACGACCCGCGCTAATCTCGGCAGGAACCGGGACAAGCATGAGCGTGCCAAACAGGTAGGGATTGGAAGGGTAGTTAATGATCAACTCAATTCCGTCGTATGCAAAATAGCGATAATCGCGTATCTTGTCAGTCATAAAGGCGAAAGTGATAAGATCATAGGGGAACACCAACTCCTCCGTCAGGAGCGAGAAGGTGGTATCAGACGAGTCCCAGACTATGGTTTTCACGAGGTAGGACCTCTCGAGAACCTTGGTCATAGGATCCGCCTGAGGGAATGGATTGGGGTTAAACTTCAACGATGAATCGTCAAGAATAGGAGTGACCCCAACACCCGCGCTCTGGTAGGTCGAAAGACCAGACTCCAGAGCAGGAGCGTTCTTGGGCCCGGCCATAAGCATGGGACGGGTGCTAGATGTAGTACTAGTGGACTGTTTAAGATTTCCATCAGTAATCAGTTTTCGGAATAGTGGGACCAGTTGATTAGTTGGCCCCTCCAATACTAAGCTTTTATTCCGCGCAGTAGCAATATCTTCAATGAGGGTAGTAGCAACTCTAGAAGACAAGATCTTGCTGCGCTCGAAAGGGTGTAAAACCTTCCGGAATCCCGTTGCAGATTGCTCTTCAGCAACCAACGGGTTTGTGACTTTGTACTTTCCAGCAGCAAAGTCACTCATCAGTGAGTCATAAGTGAACGAAAAGGTGGGCTTGATCCCTGCGGCAATGCAGGCTTTTGTCAAGCGTTTCCTAAAGTTCTCATAAAACACACGTCCATGCGCAAAAGCGCCACGGAGAGCCATCTCAGCGTTTACTTTGGTGGCCTCTTCGTCCGTGCGGGTACCTTTCAGTATCCACAGGGGGGTTTCGAAGAGGACATCAGCTTTCAACGGAGCAAATACGTGGCCCTCATGGGTAGAAAAACCTCTCTTGAGCAATTCAAGCTCTGAG